TGGAAGAGGCTATCTTCCACAGTGCTCTGCAGCAGTTACTCGTAATGCCAAATGTAACATGGTCGGACCGGGAAGCCGCAGCCTACCATGCGAAGCAGGCACTACTTGTGACAACTGAGCGTAGAGCTCGCGCTAATCTAGGTAATGGCCGCTCAACGCTCGTAGCTCGTGCGCCAAAATTTGCATAACGGAGGTGCAGGATGCTCGATAACACTTCACTATCTCAGATGTCAGACATGGCGGACATGGTCATTCGTTGGGTAATCGCGCCGATGTTTGCGGCTGTATGGTTCATCTACAGAGAACAGCAGAACCACCGCATGGATATTGCCGTACTAAAAGCAGAAGTTGTGGGCAACAAGATCGCGCACGACCGCGAGTTCAAGGCAATGGGGGATAACTTCAAAGCCGTGATGTCCAAGTTAGACAGCATCGAAGAGGCACTCCGCAAATGACCCGTCACGCTAACCCGCAATCGAGGTACTAATCATGGCATCTTTTATTGGTGACCGCGTATACGATAATGGCCTTACGACTCTGGACACAGAGGCTAATCGTATCGACATCTGCTCAGCACTGCCGACCACTTACACGCAGGCAATAACGACCTACTCTCTGGGTAGCGCAAGCGGCGCTAACTTCCCGGGTATTGGGTCGCCGGCAGCAGGTTCGCCAGACGGGCGGCAGGTAACAGTGAGCGCTGTTACTAACGGCAGTGTGTCAGCTACTGGCACAGCTACGCATTACGCCATTGTGGATACGGTCAACAGCCGTCTTCTCGCGGCCGGTGCGCTGTCCGCTTCGCAGGCCGTTACCAATGGCAACAGCTTCACACTGACCTCAGCTGTGATTCGCTTCCCAGCCCCGGTGTAAAAATGCCCAGATTAGTCAACCGCGCCAAGATGACTACAGCGACAACGGGGGCAGGCACAATCACGCTTGGCTCAGCGTCAAGCAATTTCCAGTCATTCGCTGCGGCTGGTTTGCTCAGTGGCGAGATGGTCCGCTACACGATTGAGGATGGACTGGATTGGGAAATCGGCACGGGTCTCTATAATACATCTGGCACGACCCTATCGCGCACACTCACATCGTCTAGCACTGGGTCGCTGCTGTCGTTGACAGGCTCTGCGGTTGTCTACATCACATTGGCTGCGGAAGATGTTCAGGAAGAGTTCTGGATACAACAAAACGCAACTTATACGCTGACAAGCAGCACGGCAGCACAAAAGCTGTTCAATGCCTCCACCAACGGCACTTTGACCTTGCCTATTGGGACGTATAGGTATCAGTCATTTATTTATATAACAGCCATGTCTACAACTCTAGGAAACGGCGCATTTCGACTTCTTGGGGCTGGGACCGCCACTGTTTCATCAGCATTGTCACAAGCTTTCGGCATAGATGGGGCTATTACAACTGGTCAAAAAGCTGATCAGTCGTTTTGGTCTGGTGTTACATCTGATACATCTTTAATTACGGCTGGAAGCTCAGCAGTTTTGGGTACAGCTATTCAAGGGACATTCAGGATTTCGGCTGCTGGCACGATTATTCCATCTTTTTCTCTGGCTACATCCGCTGCCGCTGTTGTCCAGACAAATAGTTATTTTATGGCAAGGCGTATCAGCACCAGCGCGACTGCAACAACCTACGGCCCGTGGAGTTAATGATGGAAGAAATAGTCAAAGCACGGGTTGAAGATGGTGTTGTGGTCGAGGCGTTTTTGATCAACGATATACCATTCCCAAATGATACATATCGCGCCGACCTAGTAAATTGGCTGACTGCGCCGACCGAAGTTGGCGTTGGTTGGCTATATAACGGTGAGACATTCACACCCCCTAAGGAGTGACATAGATGCTTGGCTCATTCCCATTAGCCGCTACGCCCCTAGCGGATGATGGGGGAGTAAACCAAAACGTAGTTACGATTGTTCTAACTTCTGGAACATCGTGGACGGTTCCAAGCGATTGGAACAATTCTGCTAATAGCATTGAAATTATCGGCGGTGGTGGCTCTGGTGCAGCCACTAGAATTAGTGGTAGAAGATATGCCACAGGTGGCGGTGCAGGTGGCTATTCAAGGGTCACTAACCAGACCCTATCTGGCACAATCTCCTATGTGATAGGTACGGGTGGCGCGGCCGTCAATAGGTCAACTGATGGGACCACAAACGGTAACGCTGGTACGGCGACCTTCTTTGGCGCTGCTACTCAGGTCGCATCTATAGTCGCAGCAAATGGCGGTGGCGGCGGTATTGCCGCAACTTCAGGGACAGCGGCAGGAGGCACTGGCGCATCACTGACTGGTGCTATTGGCAGCGTAAAATACACTGGCGGCAGTGGTGGCGCTCAGACCACATCTAATGCAGTCATTGCATTTTCCAGTGGCGGCGGCGGCGCTGGTGGGCCGCAAGGTGCTGGCAACAACGGTGTCAGTGGTAACACTGATAGTGGTACTAATGGTGGCTCTGGCGGTGCAGGGTTTGGCGGTATTGCTGGGACTGGTAGGAACTCATCCACCGGGGGTTCAAACGGGGGTAACGGGGCTGATATTCTTTCTGCTTATGGAAGTGGTGGCGGAGGTGGTGGCCATAGAACGGTTGATGGTTCTGGAACTTATGTAGGTTTCTCAGGCGGGAACTATGGTGGTGGTGGAGGTGGTATAACCATAACCGCTGGTACTATTACATCTGGTGCTGGTGCTAACGGCCTAATCGTCATCCGTTATGTGTTGTCAGTAATAAGCCTAACCGCATCCAACATCACAATAGGATCGCCTGTAGTTAGTACACCAACTGCGGGCTCAGGCTTCGGTACCGTAGACATTACTGCCGGCATACCAGTAGTAGCTACCTCAACCATAGCGCAGACTCACGTACTATCTACTGTAGATACTACAGCCGGTACTATAACTGTAGGCGCAAGCAGTCTAGGTCAGCTACTAATCTCAGTAGGTATAACAGCAACGCCTGCTGTAGGCACAGGTTCTCTACAACAGACTCATGTACTTACTAGCGTAGGTATAGAAGCTACACCTGTAGTCGGCTCTTCGACTATGGTGGTTACGTATAACATGGTTCCTACCGACATAGTCGCCGGAGCCACAGTAGTAACTACTCCAAACATAGCGCAGACCCACAAGTTCACTTCCACCAATATAGTGAACGGGCGCATAGTCGTACCCGTACCAATTCTACGGCAGAAGCACGCACTAGCCTCTATTGGTATGCAAGCACAGCTTGTATTCATGCCGCCCGGGCCGCGGCTGCGTAACCTATGGGCTACAAATGCGGTGAACATTGTAGCCGGAAACGTAGTACTTACAGCAGCTACGGCAGGTATATACACACCTTCTAGTCGTAGTATAGTATCTATGGAGCTCACCGACCAACCTAAGCCAGTGCAAGATTGGATGACTAAGGTTTATATTGTTGGAGGTTCCAATCAAGTTGTGCTACAGATAGACGCAACTACTGTGGAAATCTACGGTGGACCTAACATTACGGATGCGGATAGCGCAAACTCTATAACCGGTGCCTATGTAGGCCAAACTTACGCGGAGTAGGATATGTTCTACATTAAGCAGAATGATACTGGACCTTCCATCCAAGCGACCCTGAAGGATGCAGATGGTATAGCGGTGTCTTTAGCCGGGGCTACGGTCTCGTTCAAGATGCGTAAGCAAGGATCAGCTACCCCTAAGGTTAACGCGGCTGCTACCATTGTGAACTCTACGGCAGGCATTGTGAAGTACAACTGGATCGCTGCCGATACTAACACGGTTGGCACGTACCAAGCTGAGTTTCAGGTTACGTACTCTGACCTATCAGTGGAGACGTTCCCAAATGCTACGTACCTAAAAGTCAAGGTCATTGACGACATTGCATAACACAAAAAGGGAGTTCGCAAGTGAGCGTAAACGAGGCCACACTTAACCTAATCAAACGGTGGGAAGGCTGCAAACTGACGGCTTACCAGTGCAGCGCTGGCGTCTGGACCATTGGCTACGGCACCACAGCAGCAGCCGGCGTCGGCATTAAACCTACCCAAGGTCAGACAATCACGCAGGATCGCGCTGAAGAACTACTGCGCCAGACGGTCGACAAGTTTGCGGCCGGCGTCGACGAACTCATTAGCGCCAATGTAAACGCGAACCAGTTCGGTGCCTGTGTGTCATTGGCGTATAACATCGGCGTAGGTGCATTTGCTAAGTCCACTGTGCTGCGCGAACTCAACGCCGGCAATATGGATAACGCAGCTGTTGCGTTCAAGTTGTGGAACAAGGCTGGCGGCGTTGTGTCTAAGGGTCTGGTTAACCGCCGGGAAGCAGAAATGCAGTTGTTCCTAACAGTGCCATTCTATGATATGCACGCTGCTGAAGCCGATATGTCTCCGGCTGAATCTATGCTCACTGCCTTCCTTAACGCCATCTTGGCACTATTCAGAGGACTAAAAAAATGAGAGCTCTCGAAATTGGCGGCATCGCCCGCGCACTTGCATCCGCCATTGGCGGGTACCTAGTCGGCAAAGGTCTGGTTGACAGCGAGACGGCTACCACAATCGGTGGCGCAGCAGCTACGATCTTCGTGGCCGTTTGGTCTGTACTGTCCAAACGCAAAATCTAAAATGACACCCCGCCAGCGGCAGATATACGAGGTCGTGCAACGCCTCGGAAGTAAAACGGCTGCGGCAAAGGAACTGCAGATCGACAAAGCCTATGTCCGTAGAGCCTATGCTGCTGCGGAAGCTTGGCTTAACGCCGATAGCGGGGTGATCGCTGCACTAGAAAGCACGGGTCTATCTGCTGAAACAGGGAAACACGGCTGGCGGCGTGTACAAAATAAGGAGACCGGATCGTGGGATTCGGTCTTCTGGAAATCAGAGAATGCGCAAGACGATCTAACCTCATGGGCTGATTTATTTAAGGAGGCCCTTGGCGATATCCCGCCGCCACTAGCAGCACCGGCACCAACTGATGTGGTGCATGATCTCTTGCCCCGCTATATCGTCGCTGACATCCACTTTGGTATGCGGGCGTGGAAAGACGAGACGGGTGAAGAGTACAGTATTGAGATTGCCGCGCATCGTATGGCCGAAGCCTCTGCCATGTTAATACATGCAGCACCTTATACGGACCGCGCCATCATTTTGAATCTTGGCGATACGCTCCACCAAAACGACAGTAAGAACATGACGCCAACCAGCAGCCACATTTTGGACGTTGGTGGGCGCTTTGCAGAGACGGCACTGGCTGCGGTCCGAGCGCACGTTGCGATGATTGAGGCGGCAAAGGCAAAGCACAAGCATATTGAAGTTGTTGTGTTGGCCGGCAATCACGACCCTGACTTTACGCCTATGTTAGCAATCGCATTGATCATGCGCTACGAAGAAGACGAGCGCGTTACTGTCCATTTTAACCCGGCCAAACTCTGGGTCTGGGAATTTGGACGCACAATGCTCTCAGCCCATCATGGCGACAAAACCAAGCCTGATCGGCTGGCTATGCAAGTGGCTGATGTTCATGCACCTATTTGGGGTAGGACTTACTGGCGTTACATGGACACGGGCCACATCCATCAGGATAGCAGCAAGGATATCGGCGGCATCTTCTGGGAATCGCATCGCGCTATTACAACGCGTGACGCAGCGGCAGCGGGCTTCGGTTACACCGGCCGGTCAACCATGAAGTGTATAACCGTGCACAGAGAGCGCGGTGAAGTCATGCGGTACACTGCGGCAATAGGATGACAGAAGGCTCTAGCAAAATTGTTAGAGTAATGTATAGTACGTGATATAAGATCACGGATGTAGAGGGCTACAGGTAGTGACCACGACCAAGATCGCAGAGTTCAAAGCCACGTTGCCACGTGTGTCCCCGGAATTGCTTCCGGGTACAGCCGCACAAGTTGCGCGTGACATAAAGCTGTACTCCGGCGACCTGATCCCTATCCCTGTGCCAAACGTGGCTGCTGCGGCCGGTAGGACGGGGGTTATCCAAACGCTCTACGGGCTCCGTGATCCTGACACCAGCGAACTCAAATGGCTCACTTGGGCTAACCAAGTAGACATCGTCACTCCTGCCGCCGACGAACTGGACGAGCACCGTTTCTACTACACTGGCGATGGTGTACCGAAAGTCAGTACATACGCACTAGCTACGGCCGTTGTGGGTGCGTACCCCTCTGCCGGTGGATACTACGAGCTTGGACTACCGCTGCCTACGCTCACGCCTACGGCTACACCGACTACGTTTACCACTGGGGTATCAGCCACGTTTGCCCGTGATAGCGGTGGCAACGTCACGCTGACTACAGGCTCTGCGCATAACCTAAAAGATGGGGCACTGACTACCATCTCGGGGTTCTCCTACCGCACAGCTACATACGCCCGGTCCGGTACTACTATCACGGTAACGCTAGCTAACCACGGTTACGTAACTGGCACGCGTATATACCTAGAAATCACATCGGGTACTGCTACTACAAACTCGTACACAGTTACCGTAACTGGTACTAACACGTTTACGTTGATTGATACTGTATCGGGTACGACCTCGGGTAACTGCCGGATAGATATCCGCGACCTCAACATCACCACCGAAGTAACCGTTATCAACTCAACGACCATTACCTACTACTCCCCGGGCGCTCAGGTAGCGACCACAGCGAATACTGAAGGCAAGGTTGATCTTGGCGGGCTCGTGCAATCACGTAACTACCTCTACAC